ATCTTGATTATCTTTTTGTTGTGGGTAGATATCGGGGTTTAATCCTTTTGCTTTTAACTCATCTCTAAAATAAGCAAAGGCAAATTTCTCACCACTATCACCATAGTTGCGACTATCTGTGCTACCAAATAAACCAAAGTCTATATGCTCACTTAACTCTCGGTTATTACCATAAGAACTATTTTCTTCGGTATCCATACCTTGAGCCATTGAGAAGTAGAAACATTTATCTTTTGCTACCACATCAACAGCCGAGCCATATCTGTCTTTTAACATTTGACATAACTCAACATCATCTGGGCGATAAGACCTTTCTACTACTTCCTTAGCAAGTGCAAAGGCTTTCCCATAGTTATCTTTCACTTCTTCCTTACAAGTTTCGTATGCTTGTTTTTCTAAAGTGTCCTCGCTTTCTGCGTGTGAGATATATCGATTGATTATCTTCTTTCGATATTCGTCATTCATTCTTAATCGTGCCATATTTATTATCCTTTCTATATGGTTTTGTTGTTATTATCTTCTATCACATTATGTGATACACTGTCAACTAGATTAGCAAAGGCTATTGAGTTTCTTGCTATAAACTCTTTCATGCAACCTAGTGAATGAAATCGCTTGTCTTGTGGTCGCACTACAAACCTTGTAGTTTCCCCGTTATCATGACTGTAATCATCTTCGGGGTAGCTGTTCCATGCTTTAGGGTAATATTTTTTCCCACAACTTGCACAATATCTTGCGTTGCTCATAGTTCTGTTTCTTTCTCTTTAATTAAATCATCATGCTCTGTAATATTATGCTTTAAACAACTCTGTTTAATTAAAGATAGTGTAAAAACTTTAGCCCTGTTATTAACTAAGCTATCAAAGTTTTTAAACTTGCCATATTTCATAAAATAATTGCGTTCTCGATTCGCTGGTCTTATTACATTTTTCATAAGCATTTCATCTCTCATAATTCTGCCCTCTCTTTATCCTCTATCTCTTTTTGTTTATCCTCATAAACCCAATAGTATTTCTCGCCATAGTTTGCTAAGAATTCTTCTTCTTGCATTACCTCTGCGTTTTTATCCATTTGTAGAAACCAATTCCCTCTCTTGCTCATGAATCTAACCTCGCTGGTTTACCGTGTATATGAGTTATGCCTGTCGCTGTGCGATAGCCCTCTAGGTTTCCATTATCATCTACTTGCTGATAGCAGATAGCAATGTCATCATTCTTAGTTCGCCATGCTCGGCACTTGCTGTCCCAAATACCATACCTTGTGACATCTTTGCCTTGTGACTTATGATAGTAAGTTATTTTAAACCACCTTGAGTTTTCTAAATGGTCAGTCATATATTCTAATGTGACTTCGTTTTGTTCATCGTCTGTTATTACTGATGTATACATTTGTTATCCTTTCTTTAATTAATAGTATAGTTCTAGTATATTCCCATACATATTACAACCCCTAAATGTAAGTTATCCACAACTATCTTTGCTACTTAGAACTATTCTAAACTGCTCGCGCCCTGGCGCCATTAAGCGCGCTGCGCGCGCCTCGAGGGGTCCCTATAGATCCTGGAGCTGGAGCCCTTGCGACCCCCCGTACCCCCCAAATTGTATATAAGGGGTCCCAATGTCAGCACTATATGTTTGATCTGCAAATAGATATGTGCTAAATTCATTTTCACTTTAAAAAACAAAGGTGCAAAATTTTTTATAAAATTTTTTCAAATGCTAACTAAAGAACAATTAGATAACCTACCTGAAGATACTAAAAAAGAGTATCTACGCACTATGGTATTGCTTGACGAAAAGAAAAAAGAACAAGCAATCAAAGATGACTTTTTAAGTTTTGTTAAACACATGTGGCCAGAGTTTATTGAGGGCGAACACCATAAGATTATGGCGGAGAAGTTTAACAGAGTTGCGCGAGGCGATCTCAAGCGATTAATTATTAACATGGCGCCTAGACATACCAAATCAGAATTTGCCTCTAACTATTTGCCGGCGTGGATGATTGGTAATAAACCTGATTTAAAAATAATCCAAGCAACTAATAATGCCGAGCTCGCGGTTCGGTTTGGTCGTAAAGCCAAGACGTTAATGGAACAAGATGAATTTAAAAAAATCTTTAACACACGTTTGCGTGAAGATTCTAAAGCTGCAGGTAAATGGGAAACCGATCAAGGTGGTGAATATTATGCGGCGGGTGTTGGTGGTAGTATCACGGGCCGTGGTGCGGACTTACTTATTATTGATGATCCACACTCAGAGCAAGATGCCATGAACATGGCTAGTTATGATCGGGTTTATGAATGGTACACATCAGGACCTCGGCAACGACTGCAGCCTGGGGGCAGGATAATTGTCGTGATGACACGGTGGAACGTTGCTGATCTAACAGGTAAACTCCAACGTGCACAAAAAGAACCAAAAGCAGACCAATGGGAAGTAATTGAATTCCCGGCAATCTTGCCAAGCGGTAATCCGGTGTGGCCGGGGTATTGGAAACTAGAAGAGCTTGAAGCAGTGAAAGCATCCGTAAGTATACTAAAATGGAATGCACAATACCAGCAAAATCCCACAGCTGCAGAAGGTAGTATTATAAAACGCGAATGGTGGCAAGTGTGGGAGAAAGATGAACTACCACCACTACAACATGTCATACAAAGTTATGATACCGCGTTTATGAAAAAAGAAACTGCCGATTATAGTGCTATTACCACCTGGGGTGTTTTTACCCCAGACGAGGACAGCGGACCGCAATTAATCTTAATGGATATGATTAAAGATAGATACGAGTTCCCCGAACTACGGCGCGTGGCCAAAGAACAGTATGATTATTGGAAGCCCGAAACGGTGATCGTGGAGGCAAAAGCGTCAGGACTGCCATTAACCTACGAATTACGTAAATTAGGCATACCTGTTATTAACTTTACACCAAGCAAAGGAAATGATAAACATACTAGGATAAACTCTGTTGCACCGTTGTTTGAATCTGGTATGGTTTGGGCACCGGATACGAAATGGGCAGAGGAAGTGATTGAGGAATGCGCTGCATTCCCGCTAGGTGAACATGATGACTTAGTGGACAGCATGACTCAAGCAGTAATGAGATTTAGACAAGGTGGCTTTGTTGACCATCCCGAAGACTATGAGGATGAACCGTTGCCACAACAACAAAGGACGTACTATTAATGTCGAAGGCAAAAATAATAAAAGGTTTACTATCTTTATTTAAAGAAAAGACTTCTAAGAATAAAGCTAAAAGAATTATAGCTAGTGGTGAAGATCCTGCTGAGTTAGGTTTTGCTAAAACAGTAGACATGGGACCACCACGTGATCCTGGTGTAGATTATGAAACTGCAGCCGCACTTAAAAAATCACGTAAAATTTTTGATGCCCAACAAAAAAACTTAAGCCCACTACAAGATGAGTTGGATAAAATGCTTAAAGCAGAACAAAAGTCTTTGGATGATAGTTTAACTAAATTAAAAATTGCTACATCTGAAATGGACGAGATGACTAAAGTGCTGGATGAGTTTAATCGTATTGCCGATGAAGAGGGTATTGAGGAAGCTTTAAAAGCTTTTGATGGTTTAATGAATCCAAAGCGAACGTTGAACGCGGCCGGCGGTAGAGTTGGTTTAGCTAATGGCGGCGAGCCAATTTCAGATTTAGCCCTACCAATGACCGAAGAAGAAATTTTAGAACGAAGAGCAGCCGCTTTCAAAGCCAAAGATTATTTAAGGCTTGATCCAATGGGCTCAGAAGGCTACAAAGAAAATTTACAGCTTCAACATAGATTTCAAAAACCTACCTATGCTGAACCCTACTATGAATTTGACAAAGATAATAATAGAGTGCATCCTTACGGCTTAGAAATGGCGGACATAATGCAAAAAAAAATGCCACCAGTGCCTGGTTTAGCATTAACTAAAGATGTAGATAAAGTAATTAAAAAAGACATGTTGGATTATGAAAAAGCTTATAAACAAGCTACCAGTAAAGAATTTCCTGATATTTATAAAAGAGCTGTTAAAACACCTTATACTAATCCCACCACACTAGGTAGTTATATGGATGATTTTTATACTGACGATGGATTAAATCTTGGTAATCGAATAGGAATAAATTATGGGGATTACGAAGATTTGTACAAAGATGGTGATGTAAGTATGGGTGAGCTTATTATGCATGAGTTTGGGCATAATCTTTTTGGTGAAGAAAAAGACAGTCTTGGTTATAAAATTGCACCTCTACCAGTTGGGCGTGAATATGTTGCAGATAAATTAGCTAGCGCACCAGAATTACGTAGAAATATTTCTAATGTACAAGAAGAAATATCTGACAAAGGTGGATATGATACTCCTGGTGAAGAAAGAATAGCTAGAAGATTTACTGATATATTAACAGATATGATAGGTAACAGAAAAGGCGAAGACGAAGAAGCATTAGACCGTATGTTAGAGCAAGGTAATAGTAGTTATAGTGATCACATTTATGGTTATGGTAAAGCTGATTTTGAACAGGGTTTACAAGACATGTTAGATGCGGGTCTTGAGCCTACAGAAAATTTTAAAAAAGAATTTTTAAATAGAAATAAAGGCGGTAGAGTTGGCATGTTATCCGGTGGCTTAGCCAAAGGTATTATGCAAGCAGTGCAACTTGCCAAAAGAGGTGTTAAACCTTTTGGTGAAAAACAAACTTACAAACAAAATTTACAAAATTTAGGTTTAGCTAATGAAAATGCTTTGGTAAATAATTTTACTAATAGATTAGACAAAATTATGAAAACTAGACAAAGTCAAATACCAGAAGATGATCTTTATGATTTGTTTGAAAACATTGCAACCGGTAAACAATACGATATGGTTTCAACCCCTATAAAAAAAGATATGCTTGCAGCAGTAATGCAAGCTATGCGAAAACGTAATGTTGATGGTAGTGACTTTCAAAACTTTATAGCTGACATAGCACCTAAAACTAAGCGAGATATTTTACCTAACGATGTACAAAGTTTATTGAAACAGATAGATGAGAGCGATGCTTTTATGGAACAGTTAAGAGGTAAACCTAGCAGCAAAATTGTACCGTTTAAACCAAAGACAAAAAAAGCAGACGGTGGTATGGTTCTTAATGATATTCTTCGTTCAAACGTTTCTAGCGAAGAGGGTTATGAAAAATTTTTACAAGAACTAGGGCAACGTGAAAGAGAAGAATCACTTGTAAGACTACAAAAAGAGAGGGACCTAAACCAAGAGCCTTCAGACGCAGATAAATTAGCAATGCTATTAGCAGAACGAGATATGCAACCAAAGCCTCCTGGTTTTGTTTCAAAAATATTTCCACCAAAAAAGAAAAAACGTGTTGGTGTAGAGGGTGAAATAAAAGAAGATTTTGCAAGAATTAACTATGGTAAACCAGTTGGAGAAGATATGTTTATACAAGGTGGTGTACAATATCCTTATGACGCAGATCCGTTATTAGAGCTTATATTAAACAAAAGATTAGACGATGATTTGTTTTTAAATGCTAGCGCTCGTAAAATTAAAGATCAAGATCCATTTTTTGGTGTTGAAGTACAAAAAACATTTAACCAAGGTGGTTTAGTGCCACCGGAAAAAGGCCCGGTGTCCGATGGCATGGGAAGTTTATTTAGGAGAAAATAATGGCTATAGATAAAGAAATGATACCAGGCAAAATGCCTACAGACATTCTACCGGAAGATGTAGAACTAGAGGCACAAGATTTAAACCCATCTAACGATATGAATATTGAGATGATGGAAGACGGTGGTGCAGAAATAGATTTTGATCCACAAGCAGAAGCGATGCAAGGCGCAGAACAGCATGACGCTAATTTAGTAGACTTTTTAGAAGATGCTGTAATTGGTGAAATATCTAGTGACATTTTAGCAGAGTTTGACGAATGTGATTCTTCACGCTCAGAATGGGAACAAACTTATAAAGAAGGTTTAGAGCTATTAGGTTTTAAATATGAAAATAGAGCAGAGCCGTTTCAAGGTGCATCTGGTGCAACTCACCCCGTATTAGCCGAAGCGGTAACACAGTTCCAAGCACTAGCTTACAAAGAATTATTGCCTGCAGGCGGACCAGTTAGAACGCAAGTTATGGGTCTTGAGTCTTCAGAAAAAGTAGCGCAAGCAGCTAGAGTTAAAGATTTTATGAACTATCAATTGATGGTTAACATGAAAGAGTACGAACCAGAGTTTGATCAAATGTTATTTAACTTACCACTGTCAGGTTCTACTTTTAAAAAAGTTTATTACGATGCACTCTTACAAAGAAGTGTATCTAAGTTTGTACCGGCAGAAGATTTATATGTGCCATACACAGCTACCTCATTAGACGACACCGAAACAATTATTCATCGTGTTAAGATGACTCACAATGATTTAGTGCAACATCAACTAGCTGGTATTTATAGCATGGATGCAGAAATTGGTGACAGTGGCACGTATCAAAACAATGACGTACAAGAACAAAAAAATAAATTAGATGGTACTGAAACTAATAAACATGATGTGCATTCTATTTTAGAATGTCACGTTAATTTAGAAATAGAAGGCTTTGAGGATATTAATCCTGAAACTCAAGAATCTACTGGTATGAAGTTTCCATACATTGTTACTCTTGAAGAGGACACCGGAGAAGTTTTAGCTATTAAACGAAATTGGAAAGTTAACGACCAATTAAAAAAACGACAAGATTATTTTGTACACTTTAAATTTTTACCAGGACTAGGCTTCTATGGATTTGGGTTAATTCATATGATCGGCGGACTTTCTAGAACCGCCACAGCCGCTCTAAGACAGCTCTTAGATGCCGGCACCTTGTCTAATTTACCAGCCGGATTCAAGATGCGTGGCATCAGAGTCCGCGACGAAGCGCAACCGTTGCAGCCGGGCGAGTTTCGTGATGTAGATGCCCCTGGTGGAAACCTTAGAGACGCGTTCATGCCATTACCGTTCAAAGGACCAGATGCAACCCTATTACAATTAATGGGTACAGTGGTTCAGGCCGGTCAACGCTTCGCGAGCATAGCAGATATGCAAGTGGGTGATGGTAACCAAGGTGCAGCAGTCGGTACGACCGTCGCGCTCTTGGAACGCGGATCGCGGGTTATGTCAGCAATCCATAAACGTTTATATGCGGCAATGAAATGTGAGTTTATGTT